TCATCTGCAGAACCGAACCCCGTTCTGTAATTAGATGGGTCGGGGTCACCTAGTCCCATCTTATTCATAAAATCATCCATACTGCCCTCCTGAATATCCTGCGCAGCACAACGGCGGGCTTTGTTTAACCAGTCTCTAGCAGTTGTGTATGACTTGGCAAGCTTCTCTGCCCAAACCATATCACTTAGTGGAACTTCCTCCTTGTTTGCTATCTTCTTACAAATACTCTCTAGTCGTAGTCTGTATTGTGTGGAAAGCATGTTACTCGTCTGTCAGATAGTGCTCTAATTGATTGATCCTTTGGAACTCAGCATATGCTGCTTCCGAACGTAAATGAAGAATATCGCGAAGATCATCCATGATGAACGTCGGATCAACACCGTCTTCAAGGTACTTGTCAATGGCTTCTTTGAGGTATCGGTATCTATGCCACTCTGCGGAATAGGGTTTGTAAGCCATGATAAAAGAGAGGGTGTTAACTATTTAGTGAGTCCGTAGCGATGTTTTCCTGACTGTCACTACCCGAAGAAGTTGGAGTGGGAAATCCAACCATAAATGCACCAGGGAAAGCCTTCTTAAAGTTAGAGCAAGCTCCCACTTGAGTGGCAGCATAAACGTGACCTTTAAGACGTTTAGAATCTCCCTTGTAATAGTATTCAAAATCCCACCTTGTAGCACTCATGCAATTTGCTCCACAAACTTGTTCAAAATAGACTTGTTGGTCATCTTAGAATTCATGTGCTTCTTAAATGCACGAGTCAGTTCACCTGCAGTAGCAGATTCACCTTTCTGTTTGATCTCCAAGTCTTGTTCTCCACCACCAATGTTGTTAGCAGGAAAGACGTACAGTTCGTCATATCCGTACTCAGTGATAGCACAGAACTTTTCCTTGGACCACTGCTTCTCATAAGCATCCATATGATGCCAAGAGATTTGATGCAGGATCGTAGTGAGATCGTGTTTGTTCCCGATGCGAATACCAATCCAGTTGCAATCAGTAATATTATTGAAGAACGATACAATCTCTTTAGTGGTATAAGATGCATCGGGATTAAGGCGAGCAGTATGTCGGGTTACAGGATCTCGCAGAATAAAGATCTTGTGGTATTGATGGCAAAGATAATCCATACGATACCAAGGACCTTCTTCCTGAAAAGAGTTGGTGTTCTCGCGATAACGATAGTTTTCATAAGAACACTCTCTCACATAGGAGAGGGGATTGGATTCCCCATCACTCAAGATAATAACATTAACTTTCTGAACTCCTTCAATCTTACGGAAAGATTTAATGATTTCAGTTGAGCACATAACTGCTTCACCGAGAGGAGTCCCACCCAGACTATATCTTGGGTGGGGATTCAGGTGATAACCATTCATGCTCCAGACGTGAGTCCACAGATATTTCATCTGATTATCAAGTTCTGAAGTAGTCATCTTAGAGGAGAAGAACTCATACAGTTCAAATGTCTCATTCAAACCCAGAACATTGCTCTTCAGGTTGAACATCTTCTGCTCATTGAGTGGCAATTTGTGATAACCACTGTTGAAGGCATACACACGGAAGGGAATGTTGACTTTCTTACAGAACCAAATAAGGTTGTAAGTCTGCTTCAGAGTATCAGTCAGAAGAGTTCCTGTCGGGGTAGAGGAAGACATAGAACCAGACCAGTCAAGATACATGACCAGTCCATGATTCTTACCTTCAGGGACCGTGACAACTTTCTTAAAGATGTCGTCAGTCAGTTTGTATTTGTACAGAGAATTGGTGTTGACAACGCCAGTACGAGAGACACCTGCACGAGCATAGACATCTGCAGACTTCTTCATCTCAAACTGCTTAACCATGTAGTTAACAGTTTTGAGTGACGAATGTTTGAACTCGTTAAACTTTTTGAACTGAAATGCAACTTGTTTTGTTTGATGCTGCATATCAATCTCACTTTCCCATTTACGGTTGAAGTGGGACTTCAAATCAGATACAACTTGTTTGTAAGGAGTGATGATTTCCTTGATATTCACTTGAGGAAGATCAAGATAGATCCACTCCTTAGCGTTGTCATCCACCAAATCTAACTGTGAACGTTGAGATGCAGCATCAGTGATGCTTTCCAGTTCATCAGTATCCCCACCAATATCACCACGCTCATAACTTGGGACATCCAGTTGAGCAGGATCGTTACTAGCGTCATCATCACGATCTTCAGTGTCTTCATCAGAATTATCAAATTCTGATGGATCGGAACTGGTGGGTTGTTGCTCTGCACCAGGACCAGACTGAGTGTTGGAGGGTTTGATATCTGGAAGATCAGTAGGTTCTTCAACCATCTTACTCTTTGCAAACTCATAGAGTTCGGAAGCAAGATTAACTACATCTCGGAACGTAACCGTTTTAGCAACACGCTCAATCCAGGGTTTCTCTTCATCCGAGAAAGGAATCTCAACAAAGGAACCAATCTTGAAGTGCAAATTGATACGATCAATCAGCGCAAGAGTATCCAGACTGCGGGCATTGATACCGAAAAAGTCGCGGTCCATCAGTTCGGTATACCCACGATAGAAGGAACGCTTCAAACCAGGATAAGTGACTTTCATCTTACGCTCAATACGAGCGTCTTCCAGAACGTTCACAAAATCCTTTGGAGCGTCGCCAAAGTCTTCGTTGGGGGTATACAGAGCATGACCCACCTCATGACCAACCAGAAGGTCGTACACGTCGTTGCTGACATCCACCCAGATGGGGAGTGCTAGGATGCGACGATCTACATCAAAGTATGCGGTGGTGATTTTACGGTGTTCAACATTGAGGTTTTCGGTTGCCAGAAGTTTGGCGAGTTGACCCTTGACCTCTGTGTTGACTGCCATCGGTTGCCTGCGGTTGTACCTATCATACCATGCAGGGGACCTAGACGCAAGGGGGTATGCCACTTTTATTTGTGTCTATATCTGTGCGGGTTCTTCAATGAGTCATGGCAGTAGAACGCAATCGGTGCGAACATGGATGTTGCCATGACACAAATAACTATTGGATGCTGACTGACCCAGTGTACTACGTTATGGATCATAGGAAAGTTTAGAGAAATCGTTGACCTTTTCAAACTTAATAGTTCTCATGAATTTGTCAACAAGGATCTCTCCTTTATGTGATATCACAAACAGATTGACCTTTTCCAAACCTCTAAGGATTTTTAGTAGTTCCTGGGTGGAAGAATCATCAAGAGAACTATCAAATACCTCATCCAGAATCAACAGATTCGTAGAGGCAGAGTTCTTCATGCGAGCAACTTCACGCCAGGTAAACAAGAGTGCAAGATCAATCTTCTGTTTCTCACCTTCAGAGAAGGATGAGTAAGAGAAGTCATCTCTAAAACGAGACTTAATGACTTCATTGAACTCATTGTCAAGGGTGAAGTTCACATAGAACTCCATACTTTGTAAATATTTATTGATCAATTGGTTGAAAACTGGAACATATTTGTTGATCACCGTAGATTTTATACCAGAATCTTTTAACAAATAGGATACAGTTTGATATTCCGTCAGTTGTTTGTTGATTTCAGAACAATTCTTCTCAGTTTGTTGTAATTCATTCTTAAGAGAATCTAGAATTTCATTTTCCTCTTGTACGTTAGGTTGAAATTCTTTTAGATTTTGTATTTGTTGTTGAAGTTTTAGATTTAATTTACCAAGATTGATAATGTCACGATCCTTCTGCGAGACAGAGGTTTGGAGATCCATCAACTGACGATTGACCTGATTGATTTCACTCAGGTTCTTCACAACCAAATCAATCTGAGTCTCTAGTTTACCAAGACCATCAGTATACTTTGCACTCTCCTCAGTAAGAGAAGAACACTTGTGGTTCTTCAGATCATCCTCAATATCCTGACTACAGGTAGGACAGGTATTATTTTCAGTGAAGAACTTCAGTTCTCGTGAAACAGTATTATGCTTTGACTGAATTTTTGAGCGAAGATTCTTCAATTTGTCCAGATCCTTCTGAACAGAATCATATCCCTCTACTTCCTTCTGCTTAACAGAGATCAACTCAAACAGTTCAGACTTCTCTGTCTCCAGACTCAGTGCTCGGTTCTCATTATTTACAATCTCATCTTCTTTCTCACGCACACGCTCATCATTGATCTCTGCCAGTTTGGCAATGTGCTTCTCTTGAGTTTCAACCTTAGTCTCTGCCAAGGTCAACATGTGATCACAGTCACGTCCACGCTCAGTCGCATCCTTGACACGATCTTTGAGCAAAGTGTTCATTACTGAAAAGATCTGGATGTCAAGTAGATCTTCAATAACTTCTCGTCGGTGAGCGGCAGGGAGCTGCATGAAGGGGACAAAAGTTGATGATCCAAGTATAACGACTTGAGTAAATGACTTGAAATTGAGTTTGAGGACTGACTGCTCCAGATACTTTTGGTAGTCTTTCGCTGCAGCATCTTGGTCAACCAGTTTGTCATTTTCGTAAATCTCAAATTTGCCAGGTTTAATGGTGCGCCGCACCAAATAAGTCTTGCCGTTTGTTTCAAACTCTACTTCAACAACAGTGCCTTTCTCATTGACACTGTTAACCAATTGGGGTTTGTTGATCTTACGGAACGGTTTGTTGAACAAAACAAAGCACAGGGCGTCCAACATAGTAGACTTCCCTGCGCCGTTGGTTCCGATGACCAGAGTAGAACTGCAATCATTCAGAACAATTTCGGTGAACTGATCCCCTGTACTAAGGAAGTTCTTCCACCGAATCTTTTGAAAGGTAATCATACAGGGGGGATAACTAGTTCATCGGGTTTAATTATACCATAAGAGTATCCATATTGCACGCAATTTGCAACAACAATATCCAAATCAATCTCATGGATTTTTAGTTCTTCGTCCTCAGGATCTTCTCTTGCTTCCAACAGACCTAGATATCTCTCAGCGTCTTCCAACTCTTGAAATATCTGCACAACTTTTTTGGAGTCTTTAGTACGAACTGCATATACTCCGTCTGTTTTCTCGTCTACTAATATGAACATGCTTCTACATACAAAGACTTCATGATCGCTTTGATGCTGTTTTTGTCAGCCATAACGTCTATATCATCTATGTAGTTCTCTAGCATGGTGAGAGTATCTTCGGTTTCCAGTATCTCAACTCCAGATTCCAAGTCAACACCAAGATCTTCAACAATCTTTAGATCTGCAGGTTCAGCATCTTGCAACGCTCTGAGGGTATGATCAAACTTGATTTGTTCACCCTTCTCTTCAACAATAAGTTTGACGTAGGTGCCCTTGATCTGTTCAGGATCAAACTCCAAACCATCTCGGTAATAGAGTTTGTAGAACATGTCAAAGGGATTACGATAGAAGGTAGTCTTCAACGTATCGGTATCAAAGATATGGAAACCACGCTTCTGTGCATAGTCGTTCCAATACAACTGGTATGGGTTACCCAGATATTGAATATTTCCCTTCTTAGACTTCTGATGGAAATGACCTGAGAACACCTTCTTAAACTTACCAAAGATGTTTGGGTCCATGCCACCAGTCATCACCGCACCAGGATGAGCTTCAAACCCGTCAAGCTCAAGATGGCCCATGCAGACATCAGCAGAACTGTTTGAGATTTCACTGTAAGTTCCATCTCGGTTTCCATCACAAATCCAAGGAAGAAGAAGTATATTACAACCATCAAAGTCAACGCTAGTAACGGTATCGTAGACTCGGATGTTGTTGTATTCTCCCAATAGTTCTCTTGGAGCATTGATGCGAAGAGTGTTCTTATAGTAGATATCATGATTCCCTACTAGCATGTGCATCGTGACACCCATACTATTGAGCGGTGAGAACCACATCTCTTTCGCTTCATCAAGTGACATAAAGTTGATACTCTTGCGTTTGTCAAAAGTATCGCCTAAGCAGATCACATCTTTGATCCCGTAGTTCTTAATGAACGGGATTACAATTTCTCCATAAAACTTTTTATACATGTTGATGTACGCTTGATTGTCATTGCGTACACCGAAGTGCTGATCGGTAATCAGTAAAATCTTCAAGTCAATATCCTCTGGAGTTTATCTCAATGCGAGATTTGATTTGATTATACTCAGAGTTTGAATCACCGTCAACCGCAAACACCTCACTAGCACCAGATTTTTCAATAATCTTATCGCGGATTTCCATCTGACGTTTCTCCTTTGCGATTCTTCTCAGAAAGGCAAAATAAACAATCTGTGTAAAATATGCAAAAGGATTGCTAGATTTAGCAGGATCAAAATTGTCAATATACTGAATGCAGTTTTCAACTCCATCACAAATCATATCGTCCTTGTACATATAGTTGATGAAGTTAGGACGATATGACAGGTGTGTTGCAATTTTTAAGAAACAACTGCCAATATAATTGTTGACTCTGGGTTTTGGTTGACCATTTATTTCAGCACGCTTTACTCTTGCCCTGTACTTTTCCAGTTCAGCAAGGAATTCTTTATTGTTTAGATAATGTTCTTTCTTCCTGGCGGGCATCGGTTTTGTATACATTGTGCCTTTATCATGTATTCAAATGATAACAGATCTTTATAGAGTTGTCAAGCTTGACAGAACTCTGTTTTCTCTGTAGAATAACAATGTCAGTTGTGAAAGACTCTTATTAGCTATCTTTGAAGAGATCTTCAAGTCTTTTACGAGCTTCTGCAATCTTGCCGAGGGATCCTTCTACCTCGCCCATGTCAACCTTGAATTGATCAGCAACTTTTTGTTTAGTGTCTTCATCACCAGGATTTCCTCCTGCTTTTTGAGTTGCAAGATAAGATTCATATACAAAGATCATCTCCTTTGAGAGAGATGCAATAGTAAGAACTGCATCCTCACTAATAATGAAAAACTCTTCATCAGAGAAGTTTTGCCATTTGGTAAAACCCATACCCTTTACAGCTCTATCACCTTCAATCTCTTTAGTGAAAGTCTGTACTAGAAGTGGTTCTTCAATATAGATAATGTCCTTGTTTGTTTCCTCATCTTGAGAAACAATTACTCGCCCAACGATTTCATCACCATTCATCAGTTTGATAGAACAGTGAAACTCTTCATCGTGTCTAACGTAATTCAGCATAAGTTACCTTAGTTTTACGTCTATGATCTCATAATCAAATTTTTCCTCATTGTATACTTTGACTCTCTCAAACAAGTGATTCAAAGTATAGTTTCGGAAATTGTTTCTGGAAATGTCATCTGCAATGTCATACAACACTGCTTGATTTTTGTTTGCCCCTTTCCTCAGAACACGACCAATAGATTGAAGGTTCCTCACTCTGGACTTAGAAGGTGAAGCAAACACCACGTTATGTAATTTTTTGATGTTGATGCCTGTAGAGAAGGTGCCATAAGAGGCAACGATGATGGTGTTATCAGATTGTTCTGTTAGAGAACGAATCTCTTCTCTATCATCTACGTCAACACCTCCATGCACAAAATGCACAGGACGGTTGATACTACTATTTAGCAGGTCGTATAAAGGTTCCCCGTGCTTCTCTACATAGTTGAATAGCACAAGAGTGTTACCTGTCAAATCCTTTACGAGATTGCGGATAAATTTATTGCGAGATTCATTGCCAACAAGGTACTCCATTTCATCCTGATAGGATGCAAAACTCTGGTACTCGTGCTTTAATACAAGTACCTTGACCTTCAGATCTGCAACCTGACCTCTCTTCATCAACTCTTTAGTTCTAGTAACCTGAGTGCATCTACCAAACACTCCTTCCAAAACTAGTTGATTAGTCTCGGTTCCATCAAGCGTACCTGTAAATCCAATTCTATACTTACACTCATGCAACTTAGACATCAGAGAAGTAAGAGATTTAGCTTTGAACAGGTGCGCCTCGTCACCGATGACGACATCAAACCTGTCAAACCACTTACGCGGTTCCTTGTACACAGATTGCCAAGTGGTAATTACTACGCTATGGTCCGTATATTTTTCATGCCCCGCGTATATCTTGTGGCAATATTCGGACGCCATCCATCCATATTCCTCAAAGTCTTTGTACATTTGCTCCACCAGAGAAGTGGTGGGTACAACGATGAGAACGTTTCTATTGGCATTGAGGTGGAACCTCATGATCGCGTAAATCATCAAAGACTTACCGCACGCAGTCGGAGACAGTAAGAGTCTGCGGTTGTGGCGCAGTGCTTCATAGATTCCAAGGAGTTGATAGTCCCTTGCCTTGAAAGGTAACCCCAGGGATTTTACAAAACCGTATACACCTTCTGGCGTAATTAGTTCATCCTCTTCTTTTGGGTGACCAAAGAATTTGCACTGCTCATATTCAAAACTATACCCCCTCTCAATGCACCAGTCTGTTAGGTAGTCAACTAGTCCAACATAGAGCTCTCCAGTTCCAGGAGAATACAATCTAATCTTTCCATCCCACTTTTTGTACCTGGCGTTCCGTTGCATGAACTTTGCCTGAGGCACATCAAACGTGAAATAATCTGCCAGTTCATAGTTGATATGAGGTTCTGCCTGAACTTTCAGATAGACTTCATTCTTCTTACGGATAATCAAATCAGACATAAGGTGGTCCACTAAACCATGCTACAAGGGATTTTCTGACTCCAGATCGTACGGGACGAACTCTGTGCCATGTATCGGAAAGGAAAAATAATGCTGTTCCTTCCTTCAACTTAAATGCTTTACTGCGGTTGTTATACTCTGGTTTATATAGGTCCAAATCAAACTCCCCTCCTTCATAGTCCTCATTGAGGAAGAGTGACATACTAATTTTACGAACCCTATCTCTCCTATTGTCATGCTGATCTGCGTGCCAACTATAGTGTCCACCTTCAGGATATATTCCAAACTGCACAGGTTCAATATGATTGATTGCAAGATTCCATCCCGCATCTTTATTCACCTGTTGACACATAGAAAAAAGCATGGTCAAAAGACTTCTGTCATTCAACCATGCTATTTCGCTTTTTCTTATTGGATTATCTGAGTTATTTAATTGTGCGTCCTGCCATTTAAGATCGGTTTTAGATATTGATCTATAAACCTGCTTCATTGCAGATTCATTAAAAACTACCGTACGATAAGGTTCACCATAAAATAACATTAAAATCCCGCCTTAAACTTTTCCCACTCAATCGCGTTCTTAATTTGATAACCGCGACCGTTAATCATGCGTATAACTGAATCCAAATAATTCAGACACACCTCTATGTAGGACAGTTTAGAACGGCACTTTTGAATATCCTTGTCAGCATTGACAAAGGTCTCAATCTCATCTCTAGTTGTAAGTTTGAGATCAAATGGCATTTCGGCATACACTTTTGTTGGTGCTTTACCTTTGTAGTAAATCCACTTGTCTCGCAATAATGTATTCAGTTCAGACTCTCTTTCAATCTTCATCATAGCAAAGGTGTTGAGAAGAGAGTGGTATTTTGCGTGGAGGTTTGAAGTTTTAACCGACTCTTCGCAATAAAGGTCAGTGTCAATTTGACTGTCCTTCTCCCACATTTTTTGAAGTTCTTCTAGATTCATTATGAAATCCTATTAGCGCGTCGTTCCAGTCCCCTGAGTGATCCCATGGGTCAGGTATCTGTATCGTAGTGCTTGGAGATGCCATGCCTGCGCTAGACTCTTCGGTCCCTCGCTCAACAACCTCATTTCTAATGATGAGAGTTGGAAGGTCGGGCACGCTAGAAGGTCTTTCCTCCACTGTGGTAGTTCTGGCGACATTCGTTTGCTCCTCCCACTGCTGTACGATTGATTTGGACTGCTGATCTACAGAGTCCATTTCCATTTCAATTTTACCATTAACCCAATGTTTGTGCAACCAGTCAATTATACCTAAGTAAATTTGGTTCCAGGGATATTTTTGATTGTTTGCCCAGCGTTTAGATTTGGTATACCATGTATCCTCACCACCCCACTGATGCTCAAATTTCATCATGACTCTCTGCGTGTGCCTCTGTTAACGGAACGGATTTCGTAAAGCGTATATCTGAAAGTTACCTCTGCGGTAAAAAAGTTTGTGTCAGTTTGAGTGACATCAAATGCAAGCGTGGATAAAGAAGTTGGAAAAGCATCCTTAAATAAACACTCAAATGCACCTTGGAAATTATTGTTCAAAGCGATCAAAGTGATGTCACTGACTAGACTTTTATATGCATAAGTCTTCTGGACATTAGCGGGACGTTTCGCTTCAATCCATCTTGCTCTTTCATCCAAGTCGTTCGGTGTCCCCAAAGCACGCATCCAATTGTGAATCTCTAGATAATTTTCTAAATTTTCATCAACTAGAAACTCAACTGTAAAATCTCCATACTTGATATTTCCATCAATGGGATATGGGACAAGTCCCCTGGTTGGAATATCCACTTCACCAACTTGGATTGTTGGGATGTTAGCGGTCTGGCAGAGGAATGCTGCCTTGGGTGCTTTTTCCAAGGTCAATTTGAAACCAATTGGTGCAAGGAAGTTTTTATTCTTTAACTCCTTTTCATACCATGTAGCAGCCATGTCTCTCCGCTTTTTAACTATTTAGTGTAAATGTCGTCACCAACCACTACTGCATCCAGTTCGGTCTCATGCATTAGTTGCAGCGCCTCTATAGGCGATCCCGCAATCGGAGCACCACCATTATTCAAAGAAGTGTTGAGGACCATTGGGATGCCTGTGAGACCCTCAAACTCGCTAATCAGTTGATAGTAGTCTTCATGCTCTGGTTCCACAGACTGTGGTCTGCATGTGCCATCAAAGTGTGTGATAGATCCGAAGGAAAACTTGTCCTTGACATCCATTACATAAAGCATGTAAGGTGAGTCATATTCCCAATCAAAATAATTTGGTAGTTCATCTGAGAGAATTGATGCGCCAAAGGGACGGAACATCTCGCGATGCTTCACCTTCTCATTGATAATATCTTTACCACCTTTGACACTAGGATCCATTAGAATACTTCTGTTACCAAGTGCTCTGGGTCCTACCTCGCCATGACCTTGATACCAACCAACAATCTTACCTTCTGCCAACATCTCGGCAGTTTTTTTAATTGTAAGACTTGAAGGTCTGCGCTCAGGTGCTTCATCACTCTGCCAGAATGGGAATCCATCTCTACTGAGTTTGGGTTCTTTATAATGTTTTCTGAGAACTTCTACAATACCAAGTGACAACCCCTCATCGTTGCAATGAGGAGGAACAACCAGTCCTGGTCTCTTAAGTTTGATTCTGCTATTGATAATAGTATTCAAAGCAATACCACCAGAGTATGTAAATACATCATCTTCCTTTGTATTCTCTAGAAAGTATGCCTCGTAGATATCCTCACTAACTTCATGTGCAAACTGGATGTGATCACATGCAAACTGCTGAGGTTTGTTTTTTACAATCTGCCCCAGTTTCCATAGGTCCCAGAACTCACGAATGTCTGCGATAGTTAGTTCGTCAGTCTTTTGTGCCCGCTTCATGCGGTCCATATCTTCCTGACTATATCTGCCCATTGCTTTCAATGCCATGACCTTACCTGCCATGTCATTGGAGATACCCTGCAAGTTTAAGATTGCGCCCACATCACCCATGGTAGAACCAAAACTCGGGTGGGTGTCATAAGTTACTGCAAACTCTCTTTGTCCATTTTTTAGTCTGGAGTGTGATAGTTTGTTGTCACCAAATCCATCAAACACAAAATCAACATCAGACTTATCGGTCAACATCCACGCACTTTCTGCGTGTGCATAGTGGTGATCAATACGATAAATTGGACCCTTGTATCCCATGTCTCGGAACAACGGGATATCAATTTTTTCAAAAATATTATTTTCGTCGTAGTTGATTGACTTGTATCGGAAACAATCCACTACAATTCCGATAGCATCAATCTTGGATAGAGGTACTCCCCATTTAGCAAAAGGTTTCAACCATCCAGTTAAATTTTTATATCCCCAGTGTTTAATCTGGGAGTCTCTTTCACTCTTATAGTAATATACCTTCCCGTCTACGGTTAGTGTGATATTACTGTCGTGGTCACAAAGACGCAATCCTAAAAAGTTCATACTAATCCATAAAAAAAGAGGACCCGAAGGTCCTCTCTATATATGCCCGTTTGGGCAGGGATCACATCAGGTTGGCAACCTGAACGCGACGATAGTAGCGGTTGCTGTTGGCGGTCAGAGCGCCAGAACCCTGAGTAAGACCTTGAGCGAAGGGGTTGGAGACCATGCCGTAGCGGGTCTTGAAGCCAATCTTCGGCTGGAAGGTGTCGGGGTTGATAGCACGAACCTGCTGCAGAGGAACGTAGGGGCAATAGAACAGACCAGCATCATAGGCGCTGCTACCCTTGTAACCAGCAACGTAGAAGTGCTTATCAGCAACGTTGGCAGAATAAGGATCAACGTAGACCTTGATACGACCGTTCAGAGTACCGACCAGGGTGCTGGAGGTGTCATCGGGGATCAGACCGTTGTTGCCGTTCAGGGCAGGGGCGTAATCCAGAACACCAGCCATGGCGAGGGCGGAAGCAACGTCTGCAGAGCAGATCAGGATGTTGCCCTTCCCGCGACGAGTCTGATGACCGATAGCGTTAGCATCACGCTCAATCTGGAACAGAAGACCCTTGAACTTCTCAACGCTCCAACGACCGTTGGAATCAACGTCAAGGTCAAAGATACCAGCGCTAGCGGTATTGTTCTGAGCACCAGCGACAGCGTTGGTGTAGACGGTACGAACAACCTCACGGTTGATTTCAGCAAGGATCTCAGTGCTGAGGATGTTGCTGAGTTCCTGCTCGGCATCCAGACCATGAATTGCCTTCAGGTCTTGGGCAAGCTCAAGGCTGTACTCAGCTTTCAGGGCACGGGACTTGGCAGTCACGGTGACCTTTTCAATGCTGAAGCCCATCTCGCGGAAATCAGTACCCGATTCGCCAAGGCTCTCAGCGGCAGCGGTAGTCATGCCAGTAGCATCGCCAGTCAGCTCATAGGTGCCAGCAGGGCTGTCATTGAGGAGACCAGGGTTGTTACCCTCAGCATCGTTGTCGGTGCTGCTGGAAGCGCCAGGATCGTAGGTGGTAGACGTGTCGCCACCAGAGAAACCAGCGTTAGGCTCGTTGAAGAATGCTTCGTCGTAACCAGCGCCAGCGGGGTTGGTGCCAGTGCCGTAGTTGGAGCGCATTGCGAAGATCAGTCCAGTAGGACCAGTCATCGGTTGTACACCAGCGATGTCATAAGCGATCAGCTGGGGCATGGAGCGTCTGATCAGGGAGATCAGAACGGGGTCAAAACCTGCGACAGGACCAGTAGCGGTAGCGCCGCCACCGAAACCACCAGTGCCAGCGGCCATGGTAGGTGCCTCGGTCAGCATTTGTGCCTCTTCACGGGCAGCAAATTCTTGGTTTTCCAGAAGTTGAGCGACAACCGCTTTCTTATGAGAATCAGTAATCTCAGGGAGAGCTTCGTGATTCAGAACGGGTGCCCACTTCTCTTGGAGTTGTTTAAGATCAGCCATTGTTCTCCTAAAAGTTAGTTAAGTGGTTAGTATTTACAAATAATGACAAATTATTTAGACCAGCGGGACAGGGCATCAACATACGCGCCCATAGCACCGTTGTACTGGGTCTCTTCTACCAGAGGCTCTACATCCTCGGTAGGATCTACACTGGGTGCAGACTCCTTACGGGTGAAATAAGACTCTTTGATAGTAGTGATTTTCTGACGAAAACCTTCTTCACTCTCAAACTCAACACCCTCGGCAAGAGAAGCAAGCTTCTCCTTTTGGGTCTCAGTCAAACCAAGACCGCACTCGTTCACGATCTCCATTTTCATATAGGCACCAAGTTGCTTATTCAAAACAACATTGGTTTCAATTTGCTCGTTGAGTTTTCCTTCCATCTCATCAATCTGCTCAACCATGCCATCCAGCAGGTTGAACTTCTCTTCGGGAACACCAACATGGTGCTCTACGAAAAGGCTCTTGAGGCCAGACATGAACGACTCTGCAATCTCGTTCTTTACGCCATGCTCAACAGCGAGGGTATTCTCCTCCATCCACTGCTTAGCGGCGTATGACAGATAGTCGTCAACTTTGTTGGCCAATTCTGTTTTGATCTCCTCTACCTGTTCGGTGAGAGCAGATTCAAATGCTTCCTGTACAGCGGCAACCTCAGCATTAACCTTAGCGGTTACTGCTGCTTCAAAGATTGTTGCTGCA